TTGATTGTAGGTAATTGTAACGAATTAATTTTGCGTTTTGTATATAATTTTATAGTCAATATGTTATTTACTGAATATAACAGTATCCGTATCAAAAATAAGGAAAAATTCATTAAAAAGGAAATAACAAAAGTAAGAAAAAAGAAAATAAATGTTGATTATAATTATTTTATAGAAACTATAAAAAGTAAATAAATGGATTTATATCAACAACATAAAACATTATCATGTATCACGGAAACAATATTTTCAAAATCATTTTTTTGATATAACGTATCAATGTCATTTTTATACATATAAAAAAGTAGTAATTGTGTTTCAAAATCATTATTGTAGTTCTGTGTTTTTTTTGATATATTTTTTTCAAATTTGGTGACTATGTTATCTAGTAACTCTATATATTCATTGTATGTTAATCTCATACTTGATTTTATCATATATAAACAATGATTCGCCTGTTTTAATAGCTCGTCATTCATATTTAAAAATTTGGGGATATAATAATTACATATATGCTCGTGATCTTCTATATTTAATCCTAAATTTTCCCAATACATTACCATACTTGCTGTTTGACATTTGATATCATTTGTTTGTAATCCTGTATTTATGTAACCAGAAATATTTTCTGCTTTTGTATACAAATCAAATAGGGTTTTTTTATATACAAATATTACAGCATCATTATGATTAAGTGCATAATTTAAATTCGTATTATATATTTGTTCTATGTATTCCACATAAAAATAATGTGCTTGTTGGGAACACGCCAATTCTTCTCCGTTTTTAAATAGTTCTTTTGAATAATTATAAACATTTAATATCGTATTAAAACCTGTATTTAGTATATCTAAATTGTTCTCTAGTTTACTACACAGTGGACTTGTTTTAATTGATTTGAAATATTCTGATAATATAGAAACAAATTGAGAACTTTCAGTTGAATTGAGCGTCATATATTTATTAATTATATATTTTTTAATTTAAAGGCATTTTTAATAAATATATTATATAAAATATACCCAATGAGCTCATTTGTCGGTGAACAGCAAAGTAATAATTACAAATTACCTAGCACAAAGACTTGGAATGACGCTTGGCGTCTATCAATTGTTGAAGATAAACCAATTCAAACAGATTATTGGATTGATTCCATTGATAAAAAAATTATCATTGGTGTTCGCGATAATGGTGAAAAATTATTAATCAAGAGCAAAGAAGAATATACTAGTCCTATTTCAAAAATTTTCAACACAGAAACAGAATATATCATCATGACCGAAAATACAATTTATATCGTGGATTCTGGTACACCTGCAAGAAAAATCACAGGCAAATCATAAAATTATCACAACACACAACCCATCACACACAAAACAACATACAACGAAACATCTAATATTATGTATTCACAACATAATATTATGATTTTATTCTAATATACTCTGTATTTTTAATAATTTTTCTTTTGACATTTGTTTTGGAAATTCTACATCAAATTCAATGGTTAGGTTCCCCATTTTACCATTACGAATCATTCCCAAATTCGGTAATACCTTTTTACTTCCTGGATATATTACCATATTTGTTTCATCTTGTAATGAAGATTTCAATGATAAATTATTCCCTGATATGTGGTTAAAGTCAAAATCAATTCCACAAAGAGCATCTTTCAATGAAACTGTCTTTTTCAAATATAAATCGTCACCTACCCGTTTAAATGGTGTTTTGTTCTCTATTTTAATGTTTATTTTGACATCACCTTTAACTTCCTCATTTATTTTATGTCCTTGATTGGTTAATATAACACATTCATTCTCATACATACCTTTGGGAATATCTATAACAGTTGTTATATTTTCATCAATCTTTTCATTGTCTTTTACATCCCATCGCGTATAATTTATTTCTTTACGAACACCATTATAACATTCTTCCAGTGTAATAACTAATACCATTTTTATTGGTTCTGGTTTTCTAATATGTCTAAATGTTCTATGAATATTTACGTTTCCATCACTATGAAACACATGAATATTTCCTTGAAGATTATCAAAAATATTAGAATGAAATATGTTAAACAAATCATTCGCATAACTAGAATGAGGTGATCTATCAAAAAATGGATGTTTCATCGGTCCTGTATACGGTTGTGGGTGTAATTGTTCGTCATATAATTTACGTTTCCCTTCATCTTTTAAAATTTCATATGCTTCATTTATTTTTGACATCATTTCCGTCGCATCTGGACTACTATTATGATCGGGATGATATTTCAATGATAAACTTCTATATGCTTGTTTAATTTCTTTTGCTGTTGCTGTTTCAGCAATTCCAAGTGTCTCATAATATGTCATTTTTATAATTTATGTATATCTCTATACAATATTATTCTTCAAGGGTATAAACACATTTTTTATGGATAATTATATGAAAACTTTTTTAAGAAAATATAAACCCAAGGTATTAAGTGATTTCTATTTTGACAATGACTTACAACAAACCATTGAATTGCTAATGCAAGTTGATAATTTAAATGTTCTTTTTATTGGATCACCTAGTACTGGTAAAACATCATTATTAAATGTTATTATGCGTAATTACTATAATCTTACAGAAGAACAAACTATACCCAGTTCAAATATTTTATATATTAACAATATTAAAGAACAAGGAATACACTATTTTCGCAGTGAAATGAAAATATTTTGCCAATCTAAATCCACTATTCGTAATAAAAAGAAAATGATTATTATTGATGATTTAGATAATATTAGCGATCAATGTCAACAAGTTTTTAGAAATTATATTGATAAGTATAGTAATAATATAAATTTTGTTAGTTCATGCTGTAACGGACAAAAGATTATTGAAAGTCTTCAATCACGATTACATTTGATAAAAATTAATTATCTACAAAAACCACAAATTAACGAAATTGTAAACAAAATTATTGTAAATGAGAACATTAATATTGATGCTGACAGTATTGAATATCTTATGAAAATTACTAATAATTCTATTCATCAAATTATTAATTATTTGGAAAAAATTTATTTACTTAATGATTCTATTGATACGGATACGTGTAAGAAAATATGTTCGAATATATACTTGGATGAATTTGAAACATATATTGAAATCGCAAAAAAACAAGATCTTCAAGGTTCTTTACAGTGTATTCATAATATTTATGATGACGGTTATTCTGTTATTGATATTTTTGATTTCTTCTTTCATTTTGTAAAAATCACTAACAAGATTGATGAAGAACATAAATATCAAATCATTAAATGTATATGCAATTACATCACAATTGTAAATATTATTCATGAAAATAAAATTGAATTAACATTGTTTACAAAAGATATTATAGATATATTTGAATAGTATATATATACTTTGAATAATTTCACATTATGAATTCTCGAAGAGACGAAGCTATTATTGTTGATGATAAATATGATAGCGTTGTACGAAGTGTTGTGAAAGCATTTACGCAACGTGCTGAAATAGGGCAAAATAAATATGGCACTAATTTAGATCGTTCTGATTTGAACTTGTTAGATTGGATTCAACACGCTCAAGAAGAACATATGGATGGTATCTTATATTTGGAAAAAATAAAAAAATATATAAACACTGTGGCACAATCTAATCGTTCTGAAGAACAAATCATTAGTGATATTCTTTCTAATAAAATGAATCGTAATAATGACATAGAATATGCTGAAGATGAAAATATATGTCTCCACCTTTATTCCAATTTTTCACAATATTGGAATATATTTATGGGAAATGATAATGACACACAATAATTATATATTGTAAGCTAACTACCAAAGATAATTATTAACTAAAAAATATTTACTATATATATCACAATATAAATATATTTTCTTTTGTATATTTATCTAATGAATGTATTCAAAACACCAATATCAAATCTGGATTTTTTTAATTTTTTAGAAACGATTTGCCTTCGGACTGATAAATATTTTTTATTTGATAATAATGCATTTAAAAAAATGATATATCAAGATAGTTATTCAGAATTTAAAACATTTTTAGAATCACATTATCATAGTTCAAAAAGAAAGTATTTAGAACGAGAACTTACCTATAATTCTTTTACCACTATATTAAGACATATATGTAAAGCAAATTGTATTTCTTATGCTACACAAATGAAATATGTTAATTCAAAATATAATATTAATTATTACATTTATTTTGACTGATATTATGGATATGAATAATAACAATATTTCACCGACAACATCATATTATATTTTTTTGTAATCAATATAATGTTTTTTTACATAAAAATATAACATTACTAATATATATAATAATGTTTTCCAATAAAAAAATACAAACTTATTTACTACCATTTGGACTTGTTTTATTCGCTTCATTATTTTCTAATCGCGTTAAACAATATTTTGAATTAGATGAAGACGACGATTATTCCTTGGTTAGAAAATATCTATTAAACGATTTCCAATTAGATGGAAAAAAAAGACCTATCATATGGATTTATTCTAATTATGAAATTAACTCGCGAAAATGGGCGTCATTCCATAGTAGAAATTCTAAAGAAATTAACCAACCCTATTTAGTAGAATGCGTACAATCTGTAATTAATAATTGCGGAAATGATTTTAATATTTGTTTGATTGATGATAAATCTTTTAAAAAATTACTACCAAAATGGAATATTGACTTTTCGTTGTTTCATGGTGACAACAAACAAATATATGTGAAACTCGGATTAATGAAATTATTATATAGTTATGGTGGTATCATCTTGCCAAATAGCTTCTTATGTATTAATAATTTGGATATATTACACAATTATATGCTAACCCAACAAATACCATTTTGCTTCGAGCAACAAAACCATAGCACAAATATGTTGGAATTTAAAAATCAACCCTCTTTTATACCAGGTTCCAACGTTTTTGGTTCACCAAAAGAAAACATACACATTTCAAAGATGATTGAATACTATGAATCCATTTTAAAAACACAACATATGACAAGCGAACATGAGTTTATAGGTAAACTTTCACATTATATGTTAAAAATGAAAAATAACAACGAACTTATTGTTTTTGACGGCGACATTGTAGGCATCAAGAATACTGATGGAAAACAAATTATGATTGAAGATTTATTGAGTGAATCATATGTCAAATTTAATCCCGATATGTACGGTATTCATATCCCATCAGAAGCTATATTACAACGTAATAAATATAATTGGTTCAGTGTAATGGATATCAAGTCTATATTAAATTCCAATCTTGTTATTGCAAAATATTTCAAAATATCACAAGGAAAAAATATGAATAAAGACAATAGTAATGTTTTTGTAAATAGCATTTAGATTTTGCTTTTTATTTTACAAATTCACATGTTCTAATAAAAAACATGTAAAATCCATATACCTCATTGTTTGTATATTAGTATGTTTGTATTTTTGTATTTACGCATTCATTTCTTTCTCTAAATCGTTTAATATTCTTAATTTCCAATTTGTTTCTTTTTTAATTGCGTCTATTTCAGCCATACGTTTTTCATTTGTACCTATGTCATAAATATTATGGTATTTTTTTATTATTTTAT